CTCTGGTGACTCCAAATCACTCGGAGGTATAACCATTGGTTTATAAGATGGAAACCTCGCTGTGGGTGGTTTGAACTCGATTTGCATCGAGGGTAGCGATGTAGGAGTAGTAGGGACTCTTATCCTACCAAGGTTTGCCGACACCTGTTGTTGGAGTCTTCTGTTCGTTCACACCGTTCTCTACAGCTGCTTCAATTGCAGCTACAGTACCAGCATTATCTGCATCTAGCTTTGCTTTTACCCAACCAAGAACTACTTCTTCAGTTAGATCACCATATGGTATTAGAGTGTCAGGCTTAGGAAGATCTACTTCACCAGTAGCTCTAAATTTATAAGTACCGTCTTCACCATTAACACGATAGATAACTTTATTTACATACCCATCAGCTAGTTCTCGTTGAAGGGTGTTAACTTGCCAAGTTTTTGTTGCCATTTTAAGGTGTTGTATCTTTGTTTGCTATTAAGAATGCTTTATAGTCTGCTTTGACTTGTGTAGTCCATGCAGCGTTACATATTGCTTGTACGTCTGCGTCTTCTCCACTTATATCTGTATCAACTAGGTTATCACTTGCATCAAGTGTTCCTGGTGTTAATACCTTTCTATGAAAGGAACGGGTAAGTTCCACACCATCTTTTTTAATGATTGTTGCGTTTCTTACCTGTATGTTCCATTTTCCAACGACCTCTATTTTGTCGTTCTCTTGTGTTTCTGTTAATGCCATTTAGGGACGTTCTCCGAACGTGACAGGTTTACGGCGTAGTTTAGAGACTTGCTAACGGTCTAGTTAATTAACTAGTTGTGTAATAAGTAGCACGACCAATAATCCTATCGGTTGTGTAAATAGTCCAAGCCTGTGTACCTCCACCAACAGTAGTAATTAACGCTCCTGACGTACTAACATATCCACCATGTCTTTGTGCATCTACAGTTGTACTACTACCACCTGTTGCGTAATATGCAATATGCCATTCTGAGTGAGAACTATTTGGTGTAAATGGTAAGTTTTCAATAGATGTTCTATTTGCTCCTGTAGCATTAGTTATATCAAAAAATAAATTAACTAAACCTCCGACTTTTACATAAATAGCTGATACTGCTGTCCAATTACTACCGCCTGTTGCGGGAGTCCAAGTCCCAGTTTCATAGTCTTTTAAAAGTGATGCTTCACCACTTGTACCAGTACCACCTTCAGAAGCACTAAAGTCAATACCGTGAGTATTTGCTACAACTAAATTTCCATCACCAATACTTACGTCCCCTCCATCAGGATTCAATACTAATTCTCTAGCAGTGCTTCCTGAATTAGTGTTTTGTGATGATTGAATATATGCTTTTCTGCCACTAACAGTAGTGTTATTCCAATAAGCACCTATAGTTAATCCACCACTGTTTGTAGCCGAATAATCATGTGCTACAAATCTAGCAATATCCCATTTTGATCCTGCTGTAGGGTTAGAACCACCAACCTGTCCAATTACATGTAGCTTTTCAGTAGGCGAGGATATCCCTATGCCAATCCTCTGTTGACTATCAATCCGTAAAGCTTCTTCAAGTGTAGTTGTACCATCTGTCATGGTCTTGAAGGTTATTCTTGTTGGTGCATCACCAGACAAGAAGTCACCATCAGCCATAACATCAATTGCTGCTACGTTTAAGAAATCACCGCTATTGATATTGGTATCGTTACTGTAAAAACGGAGTCCACCTATTCCATTATCCACACCAACCGTTGTATCAGTTCTTCCCATGCAGATATATCCATCAACATGTATAGAAGAAGAGGTAAAGGCATCGTAAGCAACAGCCCCATCTACCAACATTTTACCGTTTACTGTCACTCCAGTTGAAGTTGTCTCAAACTTAGGAGAACCGTTGTAATAAAGCTTTACTGCTGCATCATCATCACCCCATATCATTGTCTCCCCACCAGCAGCATTCTGAACATTAAAATCGTTTGTTCTAATAATAAAACTACCAGCACCAGTATCTCTTAATAATAAATTACCAGTAGCGCAATCGATATAACCATGACTACCAGTATGATAGATCTCTATATCATTATCAGTACCAAACCTAATCTTTTCGTTATCTAAGAGGTCGATTGGAGTCGTCAAACCTCTGTCATCTATTTTTGTTAATGCCATTTATTATGCATGATAAGTTTCCATTGTTATAGTTTTGAGACTTGCTAACGGTCTAGGAATTTAAGCTGTAGCGTGGTATGTTCCGCAAAAATAAATTGCTGTATTAGCATTGCAATCGCTGTAAGTGTTAGTTGACCATGAATTACCTGAAGAAATACCATAAAAATATAGATATTCGCTATTATTAAGATAAGTAGTAGATGTATTTGTTGAATTTACATCTTTTGCCATCATAGATCCTATTGCACCCGCTATATTAGTAGTAAAAGGCATTCCCTCTACTCGTAATTGAGCACCACTCGTATTCTCGCTAATATCTGTTAAAGTTGCCCATATATGTACCGTTCTACCTATTTTTACATATTTAGCTGTTGAAACGGTTACTGTTCCAGCACCCATAGTAGGACTCCAAGTGCCCTCTTCATAATCATCGAGTATTGAATCAATATTAGTATTAGGAGATCCCGATTCAGAAGCACTAAAGTCAATACCGTGACCGTTTGCTACTTCTAGGTTTCCATCGTTTATTATTACGTTTCCCTGTTCATTAAGTGTGAAAATAGTTTTATTAACAGCAGGACTAGCTTCTGCGTCATAGTAACCAATTGAGAAACGATCAACAGTAGGACTAAAGAGAGGTAGAAGACCCCAACCATTATTGGCTGAATCCCTCATGGTCATGGCATAGAAATCCCCACCACTACCCATTAAGGAGATAACTCCTTGTCCATAATTCGATCCAACAGTTCCACTCTTTACCCTCAAGCCAACGGCACCTGATTGAGGATGGATACCAGCAGTATTAGTTGTACCAATTAAAACTTTTCCACCTGATGTGATGCGTAGTCCTTCTTCTACTGAATCACCTGAATTTGTATAGAAAACCAAATCACCAGTTAATGCACCACTGGAATTGGTAATTTCTCCTGAAATAGCTGCTTGTACATTTGAAGAAGAAAAACTTCCAGTACCAGCCTTGAAATCAATCCTTGAAGCACTATTTTGTGCCTCGTCAACAGTTATTGCAACTCTATTATTTGTTTGACCAGCATTATAAATTTCAACTTTACCCGCAGGACTTGTTGTCCCTATACCTACGTTTTGACTACTATCTATTGTTAATGCAGTTGCAGTATCAGTTTTAAATTCTAGTGAATTATTACTATGTAAATATCTAATTTGACCAACATCGGCATCTTCATTATCTCCAAAACTTATATAACAATCAGATGAATCACGAGATTGCAATTGGACTTCAACAGTTCCAGTAGCACGTTCAATATCTAATTCTGCATGTGGAGTAGCTGTGCCTATACCTACGTTTTGACTGGCATCAATATATAAAGCTGTTTTGTCGTCATTCGTGTCAACTTTCTTTTGACTTATTGAAATTGGTAAGTATGCTGTTGCCCCATGCAGTCGTATATTACCTAATCCAGAATTACTTTGCCAAAAGTGGAGACCAGATGAAGCTGCGTTTGAAACGCCATCATTCCTTATTTGTAAAGCATAAGGGGATCCGTCATCAGTTGCAATCAGTACGGTTGGACTACTAGATCCATTATCATATAAAGATATTTTTCCACCACTTATATCTTGATCACCAAAATTAGGAGATATCTTAGAACCTGCTATTGCTGCATTAGCTGCTACTTTAACATCACTAACACATCCTGATTGAAGAATATCTGCATCTACTGTGTTATCACTTGGAGTACCAATATTTACTGTACTTCCTATAACAACTGCTGAATATGTTGATCCAGTAGCAGGAGCACCACCTAATTTAACTGTACTACCATCTAAAGCAAAACCATCAGCAGGAGCTGAAGTTCCAGCATTAGGCTTTTGTAAGACACCATTAATAATTAATAGTACCTGAGATGCATAAGTAGGTGCATTGGTAATTGTAAATTCAGTGTGACTACCATCAAAAGGATTACCTGATCCAGATGTAGGAGTTAGAGTTGATATATAGAAATTACCAACTGATTGAGCTTCATCCCAAGAGTTATTAGCTGCATTCCTAACAAGTAATTTATCAGTAGCAGTATTAAAGAATAAGTCACCAGCATCATTATCAGATGATGGGTTAGAACTTCCTACTCTATATCTAGCTTTAAAGTCATTGATATCTGAAGATAACTGTTTAATGTCATCTTCCTTACCTAGTAGTTTATGATAAGTGTAGGTATTGCTAGATCCAGTAGAACTAACAAGTAGACCCATATTATCTACCAGAGTAGTGCTATATAGAGTCGAAGGGAATCCATTAATAGTTACGTTATCTGATCCATTACCAGCTGTTCTAGCAGTCGTAGAGACGCCACTACCATTAACAACAATACCACCAGCATCTGCAATACTAATTACAACACCAGAGGCAGGTTGAGTGGCAGGGAAATTATCTTCATTAGCTATAACCTCAAGACCACCTAAAGGTGCTATCTGAGCAGCAACATAATCAACAACAGCTCCAGACGTAGGTATCTTGGTATCATCATTCGTTATTGTTGTTTGAGAAGATCTATTCTCACAAATACTATTTATTTCAGTAGTTGTAGCATCAAGAGCTGTACTATCTGCCAGAGTAGATGCAGTACCTCCTGGCATACCAGCAAGTACTTTGAGTTCAGCATCAGCTATCTCTGAAGTTGTAACTGAATCAGCTGCTAAATGAGAAGCATCTAGTGGTGAACTAGCTATAAGTGTTTTAATTTCAGCAGCTGTTTGATCATCTTTAGCTCCTGTATCAATACCATCTAACTTACTATGATCAGCATCTGTGAAGACATTAGAATCACTAGCACTTCCTACAAGACTTCTTATCTCAGCAGCTGTTTGATCAGCTGTAGCATTATCTTCTATAGCATTTAACTTAGTGTGATCAGCATCTGTAAAGACATTACTATCAGATGCAGCTTCTACTAATACTCTTATCTCAGCTGCAGTTTGATCATCTTTAGCTCCTGTATCAATACCATCTAATTTGGTACCATCTGCTGCTACGTCTCTACCATCTACAGTCCCAGTCACAACAATGTTACCAGAGACTGTTGTATTTCCAGCTCCAAGAGTACCACTTGTAGATACGTTCTGAGAGCCAAAGTTAGGACTTACCTTTGTACCAGCTATAGCAGCTGAAGCGTTGACATCACTATCTACTAATGAGCCACTTGTCACAGCTACAGTAATCTTTCCACTACTTGGACTATTATCTGTAACTGTTATTTTATTACCAGCAACAACGTCTCCTGTTAATGCTGTATCTATTTTACTATCTATTCTTCCATCAATCGCTTGAGTAGTACCAACTCTTAAGTCATTACTAACCCAAGTTTCAGAACTATCAATTGTCTCATCACCACTGGTCCAAGCAGTATCAATTTTATTGTTGGACTCTTGTGAAACATATAAAGTTTGGGTGAAGTTATCATTCAGGTCAGAAGCTTTAATAGATGATCCTGCATAGAATGTTGCTTGTAAGTCAGAATCATCTGTTTCACGGTAAATTCTTATCTTATCTCCGACTGTTGGATTGCTATTCAGTTTTACGGTTGTTGCATTATGGAAAGTCCATGCAGACGATGCCGTGCCATTGATGCTAACTTTCACATCAGTGGTCTTTAAATATGGAAATGTAAATGAGTAATTAGTGGTGGAGCTATTACTAACGGTATGATTTGATTCGGTTACAGCCATTGAATTTATTCATTATTAATTGCGGTGGTAGTTAGTTAGGTTTTGCTTAGTCTGATAGTTTTTTCTAGACTGTTCTGAAGCTCCCTGTATATCACCTAGTTCCATACGACGTTTGACAATAGCTGCACCATTGCCTAGTATGTCTAGATGTTTATATCTTGGATCAGAAGCTATTTTATTTTCTGCTCTTTTTTGAGAATCTTTAATAAGTTTCTTGAGTTTTTGATAAACAGGTAGTTTATCTTTATACCTCCTTACGTCTTCATCACTAGCACCTGAATTAATAAATTGACGAAGTTCATCTAACTGTCTATTCCATTCAGGGTTAGTTCTCATCTTATCAACTTCTTTCCAGATCTGGTCTTCACCCATAGCTCTACCTATGGCTTCTCTTTCCTCAGCAGTGTATTCAACATCCTTATCAAATTTCTTTTTAATGATATTGATATCATCAAACCCACTGTTAAGTAACCATAGTCTCCAAGGTTCCTCACCACCACTCATTTTTATAGGACTAACAGCATTAAGAATACGAAGTAAATGATTATCTACTTCATTAATTTCTTCACCTGTCCAGTAATCAATTTGAGAAGGTAAGGCTACTTTTGCTGGTGTTGAGTTTAAAACATATCCCCAGAAATCATTATAGATATCTTTCTGTGCTTGAGTGATACTTTTAGAGATAACACCCATTGCTCCAGATTGAGGTATAGCACCTCTAACAAGGTTTGCACCTAATCTCTTAAATGCAGCCTCATCACCACTAGCAACAGCCATTAATGGTTCAATACCATATAAAGGTGTGTTGTTTAAATAAGTAGCAGATATAGTCCAACCTAATTTATCTAATGCTGTTTGAGTCATATTTGAACCCAATGAAGTTTGGTGATATGCCAAATCTCCAACTAAGGCAAACATCTGTTCAACCATTGGAATACCTTTGTAATTAACCCAAGTATTTCCAATCTTGACTGTGTATGGTCTCCATCCTTTTCTCATCAACTTCTGTCTATCAGCAGCATTAGCAGGACCGTTACCTCTAATGTTTCCAGACAATGCGTACCAGTAACCCATGATGGCAGTAGCACCACCAATCATTAGACGACCTTCATACTCATCCTTTAACTGTTTATAGATAGCCATAGCATTAGGTGTCTCATCGAAGTTTTTAATTCCGTGAGCTGCTAATGCTTCTTTAATGAGATTAATATCATTACCTGCTTTTAATACCTTTGCATACTTGGATTTAACTCCAGGTATAAGAGATATAGGTGTATAAGATAAAGCTAATTTAACTTGGTTTATACCAGTTCTAGGGAACATCATTAATGTTTTTAAAGCTGGTACTTTTGTTAAACCTGAGTTCAACCAAGTAGAAATTCCATCATCAAGGTTTAAAGCAATCTCACCTGATGCGTTCTTTGCAGCTGCATCTGTTAAGAGACCATCCTTGTCGAACATTTGATTATAGTTAAGTTCTTCTGCTTTCTTTAACTGTTGAGCAAATACCTCTGGATCTAAAGTCTTACCATATTGACCAAAGATATCATCATAAGCTTTTAACCTAGAATTAAAGGTAGCCATGAATGTATCAGTAAAGGCATCGACACCTGCCATAGCTGTCATACCTGTTCTCATCCATTTCATTCTTGCTACTTTTCTATTTAGATTCGCCCATCCATAGAAGAACTGATTAGCTATATCACCTTCTTTAGCCCACTGTTCAGAATAGTCATCAATAATCTTATATGCGTTATCTTCATCAATAACAAAATCTTTACGAATAGCTTTCATCATAAAGTCAGGATCATTATGAACCTTTGACATGCGCTTAGTCATGTCACTGAAAGCTCTTCTAGTGGTTTCAAATATAGAGCCATGTAAATACATAACTCTTTCAAGTGGTTCTGTATCTCTCTTAAGGATTGATCTAAGACCAGCTCTAGTGAATGTTGTTAACGGTTTAAGCATTAACATTGTTCCATTACCTACAGCAGCTCTTATTCCAGATAAACCAGATAGAACATTGTTATAAGTAACAGCCCAAGCACCTTTAGCAAAGAGGTTCATACCTCTACCACTACTAAGGATTAAACCACCTGGAGATATTTGATCCTTAGCCCATTTATCAAGCTTAAGAATAGTATTTATATCACCATCGCTATAGTCATAGGCTTCAAGTAATGTACGAGCTAGTCTTGGATTCTTTTGTTTAACTTGCTCAAGTGTATTCCTAAAAGTTTTAAAGTCGTTATGTACTTTAGCTGCATTCTGATTGAACTCTTCAAGAGTCATAGCAGCTATTTCACCAGCATTACCTTTCTTCCAGAACTTCCACCATTGCTTGTTTTGAAGTGACCAACCAGCTACATACTTAGATGATCCGTATTGAGCCTCTAATAGCTCCACACGGTCCATAACATTCTTAAAGACTGTATCATCATCTAATAAACCTTTGAAGCTTTTAGAGGCTCCTGAGATGGCTGAGATCTCCTTACCAAGAGTAGACATAACCCTTGCAGCTGTCTCTTGTGATTCTCTACCTAAGTAAACATCAAGTAGATCTGATATAGCTAATGCTGCAGCTTCTGAAGCTTGTTCATTTAGGTAGTTAACTTCTATGTTTTCTCCTAATTCATCAATTAACCATTTCTTATCTCTAAAAGCACTTTGATTTAATACCTGTCCAAGTTCTTCACCTGTACCAGGTTTCATAATCTGCTCATAGATGTTATAAACAGCCTTACTTCTAGCAGCTCTACTAGCTTTAAAGTTCCCTTGGAAACCTACATATTCACCAGCTGCTTGTACCTTTTTAGCTATGTCAGCAATCATATAGTTAGACTTACCAACTATTAAACCTTTCTCCCTCATAGCATCTGTATAAGGTGCTGTTGGTACAGCATTTCTTGATACTTCACCTGCCTCTTGAGCAGCTATATCAACTGTATTCTTTATAGCTTGACCAGGAATTGTTGGTTTAGCAGTAACTTGAGTTTCACTAACTAGACCAGGTGTGATATCAGGATCTAAGTTAGTACCTTTTGGATTAGCTTGTAACTTCCTAACTGCTTTATTATCTATATATGCTTGGCGTGATTTCTGATTTGCTTTAACAAATGAATCAGCTGCATTCTGTGTAACTTCTGAAGATCCAGTCTCTAAGGTTTGTTTGATTATCCTATCCTTTTCTTCAACTAGCTTCTTAACTTGTTCTTTCCCTAGAGTTCCACTTTGTAGAACACCATCAATATCAATGATTCTATTTCTAGAATCGACTTCCATATTCTTAAGCTGTTCAGCTTTCTTCCATGCTTTAGCTTTCTTATTTACTGGTTTGATATTCCATAACAGTGGTTTACCTGCATTTAATGCGTAACCAATAAGGTCTCCTATTCCACTTAAAACAGTCTCATCTAAACCAGCTAATAGCCTATTTATTTCTGGACTTGTACCATCTATATTTTGTAAATCTCCAATTTGTGGATATCTACCTTGTGGTCCAAATATTTCAGGGAATGAATTAGCTAGACGTTTAAAGTTATCAGGGTGTGTTATTAATCTGTTTGTTGGATCTTCACCATAGTCACTGACTGCAGCTATAGCACCATTGATTAAACCAACACCTCCAACATTAGCAACTGCTTTTGCAAGACCTGTTAGTTTTGTACCACCAAGAAATTTCGCATAAGCACCTGATGTAACAGCAGTAGGAATAATTACACTTGCTACCTCTCTAAACTTTCTAGCACCTTCGTTCTCAAACCTAGTAACTTGATCCCAAGTATCATCTATACCACCTAAACCAGGTATAGCTCCGATGACATCGAATGGTACATCTAATGCACCCATACCTGACATATAAGCCCACTTAGCAGGATTCATATCTAATTCCATACCATGATGGAACTTAGAAAAATCATCACTTATCTTGTCAATACCTGGTGCATTCTTTAAACCTTTGTACTTATTAATTAGCTGTTCAGCGTCATTAAGTTCTTCTTGTTCCTCTGGTTCTTGAAAGGTAGTAGGTGGTTGATATTCAGGATTCCTTTCTCTC